GGGGTTGCCTCTGCATACCCCTTAGCCTGGGTTCTGTAATCAGCTTTCGCTAATTACTAGAACCACTCTCATCGCCAACGACGGACAAGCATGCTTGCCCGTCGCTTCGTGTACCGACTGACAGAGAAAGGCTCCAGAAGTGGAGTCAACTCTTGATGTTGCGTGTCGATAGAAGGCCTTTGGTTCTCAGTAAAATACCTGAGAAGCATCGACCAACCATCGATACGACGGACGACACCAGGCGTATGAACATCCCAAACGTTATATTGTAACTTTTGCAAGTTACGATTAACGCGGGTGCGCATACGCTCGGTTTGCTCTGGTTCTTCGATAAGGCTAGGGCAGGATAACATCCTACTCTTTCCAGGGATCCATCCATATATTGGACGGAGCCATCCTACAATTAAATCGTAGGCATCGTAGAACCCCTGTTCATAGAAGGAATTAGCATAGCTAATCCAACTTGAATAGGTTTCAGGGCTGCGTGCTGACGACCAGACAGTTCTTATCCGAACTGGGGTGACATTGGTGCCTCTGAAAGCATCCATGCCACAGGATTCACGGAAGTGACCCTTGGTACAACTCTTGTCTCGATTGACCTTTAGGCCAAAAGATTCAAGAATAGCCATAGCGCTCTCGGCGTAAGCCGTTGGGACTATGACGTCATCACCGTACACACGAAGACTCTTGCGAGTCTCGCGATCAGGAGCCGCGGAGGATAGAATAGCCCAGATAGTAAGTGCCATTACGGGAAAGCATAATGCTGACCCCATTGGCGCAAACTTCTGAAGTTGTAATATCCTACCATCCGGTAGCTCAGTTGCCGAACTTCTGCATGCTTCTAAAGCCATACAAATATGGCTAGGGAACAGCAGACGAACCAACTCAACAGATACGCGATCACTAGCCTCAGCGAGGTCAAGTGTCGCGAGTTTTCCAGAAATGGAGCCGTTTAAGGCATCGTTTCTGTTAGACTGCTGATTGGTGAAGAGTACATGACCCCTTGTGAGGGGATGCCTCTCCACGAGCTGGACTAAGGCCCTGGATAAGCCTTGTTGAATCCATTGATAATCAACGGGTTCACAAGAAATCAGCCTGGGCCCGCGAGAATCTTTCGGCACGAGAATTACTCGTGCTGGAAGATCTTCATCTGTAAGAGTTTGTAACTCTTGCAGGCGGTCACAGACATGTCCTAAAGATACATAAAAGTATGCATCTAAAGGATAATGTTGTGTGATGTTTCGACTGACATTAACCCACTGAAACTTCTCATGCAACTGCTGCTTAGTAGCAACAGCGCCTGGGCCGTGACGTGGTATGATGTCATACGGATCGAAGTTTCGAAATAAGCGATTAAGCTTAATTCGAGCCTCGCGCACTACTTCCGCCAAAGACGTTTTAAAACGTCTAGAAGTGGAGGTAGGTATGGCGTCAGCTTCCGTGCCAATGGCACGAAGGTTGACGCTAATGTTAGTAAGTTCTTGCTCAGTTTTTTCAAACTTCGCAAGGACTTCTTGTTCTTGTTCGGCGTCATAAGGCAACTCGTACTTGTACAAAACAAGGAGAATTTGTCTCAGGACTCTGACCGAGGACGCACACGGATCCGGAAGGACCGTGCCGTCTGTTAGGAAAACACGTCTAAAGAAC